CCTGCTCAACATCCGTTCAACAAAATTGATAGTTTCTTTGAAGTTCGTTTCCCAATCGAAGAACATAACTGGAACGGGAAGACGTCGTTTCATTCGCGCACGTTCAAGAAACAAATTCAACACTACGCCAGAATCTTTACCGCCTGAAAAACTCACATAATACGCCGGGAAATTATCCAACACCCAGTCAACTCTTTCAATTGCGGCTTCTAATACGTTTTTGCTCAAATAATTTTTCGGCATCCTTTTTTCCTCCTTCCCCGCGCACTGCAACCCCATCGAGCCATTTACCGATATCAAACTTTTTTTCTTCAAGATTTGATTTGAACGATTCGACCATGTTCTCTTTTTTTTGTAAGCATTTAAGAATCCGATCATCTATGGTTCTGTTTGCGCTTATATCGATAATATGAACGTTACCGGTTTGCCCGATTCTGTGCACACGGTCTTCCGATTGCGCGCGCGTTGCCCAATCCCAATCATTTGAATAATAGATCATAAAATTACAGAACTGGAGATTGAGCCCATATCCGGCACACACTTTGTTTGCGACAAAGAATCTCGCTTGGGTGCTAAAGGATATGATGCTCGTTTCTCGCTCTTTGAGTTTCAAAGCTCCGAAAAACTTTACCGCCGATCCCGCGCCGTATTCTTCAGTCAAGAGTTCCGAAAGCGTGTCAATTTCATGTGTGTATCGGCACCAAATAATAATCTTCCCGTCGGTTTGGCTTATCAGGTCGAGAAGCAACTGTACGCGGGGATTATCTCGCGGGTCTTGGAAAAACGGCTCGGTTTTCATCGCTTCGTTTTCTTCGCTTGTTATCCTCCGCCCACACACAACGTGTTGCACTGCCGTGAAAAGGCGATATATCGTTGACGGTCTAAGTTCGTCAATGTCTCTAAGAAACACATCTTTGATTCGTTCGTAATGGCTTCGCTGCCTTGTCGTGAGGCTAAACGATCGCTCCGAATATGTTTTTGGTGGCAAGTCTACACACTCGCTCTTTCTTACTTGAAAAGAATATGGCGCAATTTTGTTAAGTATCTCTTCCGAATGAATGATTTTTTTTACTCTTCCGCGAATTCTGTTGTCATATTGAATGTGCTTGTTCGCAAACGTGTAGTACGACTTGAACCCCAGAATTCTCCAATCGAGAATTCGCCATTGAGAATACAGATCGGCCATATTCTTTGAGATTGGTGTTCCGTTAAGTATCAGTTTGTATTTTGTTATCTCAGATAACGATTGAATACGTACCGATCGCCTGGCGCGAGGGTTTTTTACGAGGTTCGATTCATCTACAATTAAGAACGTCGGCGTTTTCATCGCGGTGTTCATCAATTTGAGATATAGTTTGGTGCTTCCGGATAGGCTTTCAATGCCGTATATGTCGATTTTGCTTTTAAGTTCTTGTGTTGCGTGTTTGTCAAGTTCTCTTTTGATTGTCGCCTTGACAGAACAAGGGCATAACCAAAGAACTTTTTTGACCTTACCAGTTTCTATCCTCCGTGCGGCCAATTCCAACGCGGCCCTTGTTTTTCCGGTGCCCATTTCCATATACAACGCACCAACGCGGATTCGGCGCATCTTTTCTACGGCATCTATTTGGTGTTGATACATATCGGTTTTAAGCAATTCACTTTTCGTCAAGCAAGTCATCAAGAATTTCGCCCTCTTTCCCTACGGCTTCTTCTTCTGAGGCAATTGTTTTGACCGTCTTTGCTTTTTCTCGCGCGTGCTTTTGTTTATCAATTTCGGCTTGCGCGTTTTCAGTGAATCTAAACCCATGAGTTTTAGCAAACAGTTCGATTTCTTCATAATACATTGGGTTGATAACAACCGCATGGATTTCTTTGTCGTATCTCGCGCCAGTTATCTGCTTTGCTTGGTTATAAAGATAATCACTTAATTCGTGTTTAACCGCAAGCAATTTGGAGCCTTCGGCTTGCATTATCCATCGTGTATGTTCTTTCTCATATGTGCCTGACACCGCCTTCTCTCGAGCTTCATTGTTGATAATTCGTATAGGCGCCCCGGCAACCAACAATTTATTTCCGATTTCCGCCGCCCGATCTTCTGCTGGGCCGTTCATCTTGTTTATCTCTCGATACCATTTGCTCCCGTTCCAACGATAACCGGTTTTTTTAACAAGATCTATCAGCGCGTCGTTTTTTTCAAAGAACACGCATACGGTATCAGCTTTAATTTCAATTGATGCTGGAGAAGCAATTATTTGATCCTCTGGATATACCGTCGCTTCCGCAAGTGCTTCGGCCTCTGCTTCTTTCATCGCTTCGTTTTTAGGAGCGCGATTCATGCTTTCGGTAACGACAGATAAAATCTCATTGTTTGAAACCGTGCGAGAGTCGATCCACCAATGGGCATCTTTGTAATTGCTAATTAGATATGCCATCACTTCATCAAATCTGGAAAACCCTCCCTCGTTGACATAATAATTTCTCTTTTCGGACAAAGAAGTTATCGTGTCCGCTCGAATCGTTTTTGCCCATTGAATCTGCTTAGGTGTGCCGGTAAGTTCTGGCATCTCAAACTCTTTTGTTGTTTTTTCGGTTTCTTCTTGAATTTTCTTCAGATAACAAGCCGGGCACAAAGTTCCTTCGAGATACTTGATTCTACTTTCTCTATCTGTATGCTTACCGTACAATTGAATACTCTCTGAATGCCCGCAAGAATAAGTTACATCGTACCACGCCATAACTCACACCTCCTCCAAAGCGAGGCCTTTCGGCCTCACTTCCGTTTGCTGTCTAATATTACGTTCAGGCTTTCTTTTTCTTCTTCCGGTATATCGTAACTTTCAAAAAACGTTTTTTTGCTTTTTGCAATCTCTTCTTCTTCGCTTTTTCCGTCAGCTTCCCAGTTGATCACCCCTATAAATGCTAAATTGCATTGTTCCCAATATATCCGTGTTTCTTTTTCTTCTTGCGTCATTTCTACCCATTTCTCCATTTTTATTCCTCCTTTTTTGTTTTCCCTCTCTTTCTACAATTCAAGTATGCGCTATATCGTTTTATATCGCAAACGCGATATGGCACGTTTTTTTGGATAATTGCGTATATAATTCTATATATCATTTGTATGCTTGTGCAACCTCATAATATCTCGCGTTATCTGTGTTTTTCGCATATATTCGATAAAAAAAGGGCTCGGAAGCCCTTTGCTTGTGGTTGCTTTTATTCTTCTGAGATCATCTCTTCGTTTATTATACCCGTTAGCCTCTCCAAACACCACCGCTTCATCTTGTACAGCTTACTCGTCGAGCAGTCGAACAGCACGGCCAGTCTCCGTACCGGAAGCGTCCGAAACTTCATCCGGCCCCACTCGAACTCGAGCCACGCACTCATCGTGTTTGCGGGCTCGAAGTCGTGGTTGATGTAGCAGTGGAACAGAATGATCCGGCATTCCGGCTGAAGCTGATTGTACCAGTGTTCGAATAGCTTTATAAACCGGCCGGCCTGTACTTGATCATTCAGGCACGCGAGCTCGTTCGGGTGCCCGCTCAGGTACCAGTCGATTTCGCCGGAAGGCAGAATCACGAGATGCACGCGGCAGCCAAGGTAACGTTGTACGTTCGCTTTATAGCTTTGCAGCAACCGCACAACGTCAGCGTTCGTGACGCGGCTATTTTTGAGAGTGATATCGCGCATTGGACTCTGCGATAAGATCGGTTGATGCCGTCAAAAGCGCGGCAAGGACAAACCCAGCCGCAACCCCGACAAACACGCCTATGATTATCCCGACCGCCATCTCAGCTCACCGTGCAAATCGGCATGATGTAGTGATAGATTCCGTCGCCTTTCAAACAGAACACGGCATCCCCGGTCGTGAATCCAATTTGAGCAACATCGCCAGTATAGTGTTCGAGCGGTTCGAGCAGGAAATCGGGATTAAAAGCGATGTCTAAACGCGGGCCTTCCGTTGCGCAATCGACCGTGACACTCATGTTTCCTGTACCCGCCGCTCTTGCGATGAGCGTGACGGATTCGCTTTCTATGTTCATCCGCGCGGATTCTTTAGCGGCGGCGGTAACAACACGCGCGAATCGAAGCGCTTTGACGAGCTCTTCTTTTGGAATTGAGACAACCGTTTTGGGCGCGTCCGCTTTTTCGGTTATCTTACGATAATTTGGATAATCTATATCCGATAACCGAAGCCCGAGCTTGATTCCGTCGGAATCCGCGAATAACATCGATGGCCCGAGCTTGAGCTCGACACCCCCTCTGCTCGTTTTGAGCGTATCCATCAGCGCTTTTGAACACTTGAACGGGAGCACAAACGGGTCGTGGTGTGTGGTAATACCGTCCGTGTTCGCAACCGATAACCTAAACCCGTCAGCGGCCACAATTCGGGTGATGTTTTCGTCGCGGTCGAAGAACAGCCCGTTCAAATTGCGCATCATCTCATCGGCGCTTGCGGCGTAAAAAACGGATTTCATCGCGTCGTAAAGCGTATCGGTGGCTTGCATTGATTCGCCACCAGGCGAGTTGAGCAGTAACGCAGGGAAGTCTTCGGCAGGCATCGTCTCCATCGTGATGATTCCTTTGCCGCATTGAACAATTACGCCGGCATCTTCGGTTTTGATGATGATGGTATCTTCCGGCGATGTCTTCGCAATATCGAGCAGCATCTTAGCGTTAAGAACCGTCGCGCCTCTATCGGCAACATCGCCATCTATTTCGCATTGAATCGATACGGCCATATCCGTCGCGCTTAGGCGTATCGTGTCTTCCGCTTGAATCAGAACACCCGAGAGTATTGGCTTAACCGCTTTCCCGGGTGTAACCGCGGTAATATGTTGCATCGCGTTGATAAGTTTTTGCTTCTCTGTTGATATTCTCATTTCTTACCTCCCACTCGTTTTGTAATCGCCTGAATTTACTATCCTATCGGCCCCAGAATCGTTTGGCGGGTTGTTAGTTGAGTATTTATACCCTCGGCGCCAACTTAATTGATTTTGGGGCGTTTTAACGCGTTTTGCCTAAAACGGTATATCATCTTCGCTTGAACCCCCCGGGGGTATGAGCGGTTGTTCGTCGAACGGCTCGGCTGCCGTTTTCTGCTCATGAACACGCGCGCCGTCTTTTGCCCTCGGCAAAAACTCGAAATGATCCAGGATAATATCCGTGGAGTATTTTTTTGTTCCATCCTTTGCCTCGTATGTGTTCGTTCGGATACGACCTTCGATGATGACACCGGTTCCCTTGGTAAAGTAATTGCTTATTGTGTCGCACACCTTCCCAAAGGCCACCACGCGCAACCAATCGGTTCCCGGGTTATCGTTGTTCTTGGTTTTCTGCCTGCTCACGCCGAGCGAGAATGTCGCGACGGGGTCCCCGCTTGGGAGATACTTCACTTCCGGGTCTCGCCCGAGATAACCGCTCACGATGATTTTATTCATTGATTTTCCTCCCTCCGAATTCCGTTATAACATTGAGCTTTGTATGCTTTCTGCCCGTGATGGCCGCGCTCACGACCATCGGGCAGCACCATTTGTCGTTTTCAAACACGATGCCTTCCAGGGCGTCGATTAAAATCTTCAGCATATTATTTGGATCCGCAAAACGTTTGTTTTTGAATTCGAACCCAATTACGAGATAGAAGAAGTTCCCGGCCGGCAGTATCTTCCAACGCGCCCGCTTCGCCGCTTGGTGGGCGCATATTTTAGCGAGCTCGACAAACGCTCTCGCTTCAGCGTCGAGGTAGAGCCGCCCGTTTTGGGAGCGCTTGAAGTAATGGTTTACGCTCGGTGGGAGATCGGGGATATCGATGATCATCACTTACCCAACTCCTTGAGTGGCGCTGTTACCTTCCCGGCAATCTCCTTCGCGAGATTGTTCACGAACGCAATCGCCATCGGGTTGTTTGTCTGAGTTGCAACCCTCTCCCGTTGCGCGAAGCTCCCGTATATGCGCATGAAGTGGGCGCGGGTTGGCATCAATGTGTTTTCTGTAAGGTCACATAGCGTGCCCCAGCCGATGGAGTTCTTCGCCGCCTCAAGCTTCCAATCATCGTATGTAGGTTCGGAGTAGTAACCGTATCGCGAGATGTCGCGGTACACGACACCCCACGCCTCTTCGGCGGTGAGTTCCGGGTGTTGCTGTTCGCGCGCCGCGTTCACGCGTTCCCACAGGTCGGCGGGTACGGGGGCGTATTTGCTCGTTCTTACATAATCATCCACCGCGGCTTTGAGTTCATCATCCGTCATATCGTTCAGCAC